TATAAGTCCCGTCTTTCTTGTTGAGCCTAAAATTGACTGTGGCGCTTGACAGCACTGCGTAAGCCTGACCATCGGCATACATATCCACGGCTATGACCGGGAGCGACACGTCGCCCTGTACGAGATGCACTGCCTCGGATACGTGCCTGAGTGTGAAATCGACCGAAGTATGATGTACTATTCCGGTCGGGGTATAAGTTCCTGATGCCATCTTTCCTCCTTCTAACTCAGCGTCATTTTGCCTATTTTTGTTGAATCCACATATACCTCAAGCTCGGAGCCCGTCCAGCTGAAGGTAACGAGATGAGCATTCCGGCTGTAGCAATAAGGATTTGACGGACCCGCGCTCTGGTATAGGTTTTGTATAAAGCTATTTTCTCCTCCGACGGTAACGGCTGTCGCTTGCACTCGACCGCCTACCACAACCCTGTCCGTGATCCATATCACGGTGCCGTCGCCGGCTGACACATACCCGTCGTCTGTGACTTCGAAGCCCGCATAAGACGATCCTTCTCTGTGGGTTGTTGTTTTCAAGGCCTTGACAGTGAGATTGTCTACGTCAATTCTTGCCGCCGATATCGTGCCAGATGTGATATTCCCGCCGTTGATATTTGTTTCGCCCTCTGACGAAAGATCTGACTGGAATACTATGTTTCCGGTGAACTTGATTGTTCTTGCCTGCGTTGTAATACCGTCGCCGGTCAATGTGATCGTGGAGCGGTCGGCTCCGTTGCTCACTGCAAGGGTAATGCTCTTCGCGAGTTGTGTTATCGCCGAAGCGATAGCGCCGTTTCTTGCAGTGACCTCGGATGAGATTTCGTTGGCCAGCTGCGTTCTTATGGACTGGTCGCCGGTCTGCCGGTTCGTGACCTCGGCTGTGATCGCGTTTGCTGTCTGCGTGATCCGAGATGACAGCTCTGCTTCCGTGCCTGCCGCCCGAGCGACTTCTGACATCAAGCCTTCGTCTGTTGCTTGCAGCTTGATCGTCAGGCTGTCTGTCTGCTGGTCGATGGCGCTTATCACCTTGGACTCATACGCGAGTGAGTCCGCTGCGCTCTTCGTCCGGTCTCCGAGGGTTATCCTTGTATATTCATCCGTCAGGACGTTGTACTCAGTCTTGGTGCACTCGGCCTCGACTGCGCTGTCGAGAAGTTCAGGGAAGATCACCTTGACAGTATCGCCAAGCTGTACCCTTGACAGTTCTGCTACTGTATCAAGCTCTCCTGCCCTTCTGAGATCGACAAAGGATATGTCTATGCTGATTTCAGGCTTCTCCGGGTGCTCCCTTGCGATGTAGTCCCGGGCGTAGGTGTTGAGCATGTCCCTCGTCGGCGCACCTTCGTAGGTCGGATTTCCTTGGCTGTCAGTTCCATTCGTATATCCAAGCTCGTACCAGTCTACGGATGAGCAATCAAGAAGCATTATCCTTGAATAATTGAAGGATCCCGTGCTCTGAATGTCTCCAAGGACTCTCCCGTTCTCATCGTTGTAGTAATACGGATATACGCCTGTGAATACTTCCTCGATGTTCTCGTCCTGCTTGAGGTCTGTGATGTTCTTGCCATACCGGAGTGTCACGCCTCGGTTCACGCCCCTTGCGGTCTTCAGGGTGACATTGAAATTATTGAAATAGTATTCGCCTCCGAAGGCATGAAGCATCTGGTATTCATCACCGCCCATCAGATCCCATACCGACATCGGCACGGGTACGCGGCAGTAATTTGACGATGACGGCTCTATCGTGAAAGTAAAGGGGCAGGGGTTGAGATGGTTCGACGAGGCATTGAGGAAGGTCTGCACCGCCGATGAGCCGTTCAGATTGCCTGGATAGATGGTCGGCGGCTTTAAGATCATGCCTGGAAGGTCGGCGGCGGCGATGTGCCGCGCATTGACCTTCACGATACCGCTTATGGGTTTTGAGATTGAATAGATGCGAAAAGCCTGCTCTGTGTCGTAAGGATCGGGCTTACAGACAACAAGCCTGTTCCTCTTGATCTCTGCATAGTGCAGGCCGGTGATGGGGTATTCAAATTCGAGCTCGAAGATGCCGTTGACCTCCTCCGTCACTCCGGCAGAGGTAGCATCCGGCAGGGGGCCGAGTCCGTTTGATGTGAAAGTGGTTGCTGTGTTCTCAAATATCTTCATTACAGTCTCCAGAAGCGAGGTGTGATGGTGACTGAAGTAGCGCCGCCCGAGAGCGTGATCGTGTTGTTTCCGGGCTTAAGCGCCGGGAAGGTTGATGCCGTGATGGTGTTGTTTCGGTTCGTGCTGCCGTTGTACGCGTCCTGATTTTCGCAGTCGAGCGTGACGGATGTTCCGATTGACGAGATCGAGACCGACACACCGCCGATCGTGACCGTGCCGGATCCCGATCCTCTTACCACGATAAGCGGCTTCGCCTCGAAGCCCGTGGGATTCCGGAGCACACCGCCACCGGATGAGAACGAGACTGCTTTCTCCCCGCTTTTCAAGAATTTCTGGGGCTTGCAGTTGAAATTGAGCGTTGCCGTGCCTGACTCCCCGAAGAAGTTGACGATATCAACGTTACCGGCGAAATATGCGAGTCTGTATACATCAGGCTCAAAGTCATCCTCAAGCCTCTGGTAGCCGTCAGCTGAGAGCCATTCCACAAGAGCGTCATAATACCTCTCCGCGTCCCACGTCTGCTCTCCCGTGAATATTGCATAGGAGCGCGTGACATTTTGCCATGCCTTTTGAGGAAAGACGAGGGAGCCGTTGCGTCCATCCACATCTACGACCCGCATTTTGCGTTGAGGCCGTGAGAGGTTCGGGACCTGCGAGATATATATGCCAAGGTCTCGTGAGTTCTTGCCGTTCCAGGTCAGGCAAGCCTTAATGCTTGTATCTATCATCCTATTGCCGCCCTCCGTCTCGCCTTTGCGAACTCGAGTTCACGCATCACATATTCCGCTATTTCCTTTTCGTCCATGCCCTGCGACGGGTAGACATTGAGTACTATCGGGCTGTCATCTCTGCTCTGTAGTGCCTTCATGAGCATTGACTGTCCCATTAAGATTTCGGGCTCGGCTGCATCACCGACGCCGATGACCGTCGGCTTCGTGAATACCTCGGGCTGTACTGTTGCTGAAGCGTGCCAGGATAGCTTATCAAGAACGCTTGACGGGATGCCCGCAAGGCTCGACTTCGTGGCACTCCTAAGCCTTCCAAGCTGCCCCATCATGCCGTTTACTGATTCGGCCGCCGACTCCATTGAGAGAGCAATGTTCCTGTTTGCCTCAGCCATCGCATCGGCCACTGCAGAAGGTACACCTGCAAGGCTTGACTTCGTAGCATCACAGAACGACGTCACGCCCTGCGCTTCGAAGTCTTGGAGCTTGCGGTTTGTCTCCGCGAGAGTGTCAGCGACAGACGACGGCATACCGCCGAATGATGCCTTTGTCGCGTCCGTCATATTCTGAACGTCGGTCTTTACCTGTTCGGTTGCCGCATTTTCATCAACAAGAATTGACTTGATCACCCTTCCGGATTCATCCTTGATGTCTACCCAGTGCTTGCCGACCTTGTCCTCTATAGCGTGCAAATATTCCTCTGCGCTGGCGTAGCCTTCCTGCTTCCATTTCGGCGCATCCTCAGGATGAAAGAGCTCGTGCCACCAGTTCTTTACATCATCAGCCCAGTAGTTAAATTCCTCGCCGATAGTATTTACGAGGGTGACTGCCCGCTGGCCGTAGTCCTGCTTGAACCAGTCATCGAGGACACCGCCGACATCCTCTCCATATACGCCCATCTTGTAGAGCTCATCGGAAATTTTGCCGCCGATAAACCAACCGCCGACCGCTGCGCCTGCTGCCGCGCCAGCGACCCCGAGACCCTTCAGAGCAGTTGCCGCGGGTCCTCCCTGCTCTACTATCCCCTTGATGCCGCCTACGAGCCCCTTGATCCCTCCGATCAGACCGCCGCCCTGTCCTCCTCCGGTAAGGCCTCCAAGGAGACCGCTGAAGGCTCCTCCGAGCTTTCCTACTATAGTCAGGACGGGTCCTGCAACAGCAACGAACTCAACGAATTTTCCGATTGTCTCCTTTGTACCCTCGTCGAGTCCGTCCCACCATTCCTTGAGACCCTTCACCGCATCCCGGAGGTGTCCGAGGATAGGTACCAAAAGCTCTCCAAGGACGGAGAAGAGGTCCGCTCCGACAGATTTCAGATCGTTCATCACGCTGGTCATCTGGTCTGTCGGGTCAAGGATCGTGTCAAATGTGGTTGATACGCTTCCAGCGGTATCTCCGAGAGACTCCGTGAAGGTCGCCATTGACATCGTGCCGTTGTTGAAGGCGTTGTAGATCGCCGCTCCGGCGCGGGATCCGAAAAGCTCGTAGGCTGCCGCCTGCTTGTCGGCTTCGGATGAGTTTGATTTCATCAAAGCAGAGAAATCCGCAAGGGAGCTGTTGAGGGTCTTTCCGTCCTCGGCGCTCTTTTTCATGGCGGTACGGAGCCCGGTCACGGCAGCCGTGGCATCAAGGCCATTCTTGTCGCACTCTCCAAGAAAATTCGCCGCGTCTCCAGCGGTCATTCCGAACTCTTTGAAGGAAGCGGCATTTCGAGCCACCTGCTCTGCCAAGGTATCGACATTAACCCCGGTGTTCTGCCCGACAACATTCAAGTCATCGAGGAAACCTGCTGCCTCGCTTGCGTCCATACCGAACGCAGCCATCGCCTTCGATGTCTTGTCTATGGATCCCGATACGCTTGTTCCGTTCAGCTTCGAGAACTTCACGAACTGCTTCGAAAGATCCTTCAGCTCATCTCCGGTAAGGCCGAAGCGTGTATTTACTTCTCCGACGGCATCGCCCGCCTCCTGGAATGAGACTGGTATCTCTCCAGCGATGTCCTTCATGATCTCCTGCATGGAGTTAAGGTTATCGCCGACTGCTCCGGTCTTGATCGCTATCGTGTCGGCAGCTTCGTCCACTTCTTTCCAAGCAGCAAAAGCACCGCCTATCACACCCGTGGCAGCGGCAGTAAGCCCTACCCCTGCGGCGGTCACGCCTTTACTTAAGGAATTGCCGAAGCTCTTGCCTGCGGTCTTCCCTGCTTTATCTCCGGCACTGTCTGCTGCGCCTGTCAGCTCTTCGGTTATTGTTTTTTGAGCCCCCTCCAGCGAGGGGATGATAGTCACATACGCTTTTGCGACTTCAATGTTTTCGCTCATTCCTTTTCCTTTCGAGCCATTTGTCAAGCTCTGCAATGGGTAGAG